TGCCGCAGGTGATCCGGTGGTCGCCTAGCAGCCAAACGTCGCCCAGAACCGTCACGGGCACGGCAGGCGCGTCAGGCACCGCGTCGGGATCGGTCAGGCCCTCGGTGACGTCCAGTGTCAGCGCGGCTATCTCCCCCAAGTCAAACCCGGTCAGCGTCAGGTCAAAGCCCGCCGCGTCCAGATCCTCAAATTCCAGCTTCAACAGGTCAATGTCCCATTCGGCAAACTCTGACACCTTGTTGACGCTCAGGCGGAACGCCTTGATCTGCGTTTCGGTCAGATCGTCGGCCAGGATCACCGGCACCTCGGTCAGGCCCAGCTTGGCGGCGGCCTTGAGCCTCAGATGCCCGTCCACCACCGTGCCGTCCGACTTGGCGACGATTGGCACGCGAAACCCAAACTCTCGGATCGCAGACGCCACCTTGTCAACGGCATGATCATTCTTGCGCGGGTTCCGGGCGTAGCCGATGCAGCGCTCTATCGGCCACGTTTCAAATATTAGCGACTTATATTGGGGAAATTTCGGTGCAGGCATCACAGCCCGTCCTCCTTTTTGCGCGGCGTTGTGGTTGGCACACCCTTGACCGCGAATGCCACCATGCAGTCAGTAACACGCCTGTCGGGGTTGATACCAGCCAGGCTAAGCACTTTCCGACCCTCCCGTGAGTTTGCCCACAGTGTCAGGGTTTTTAGCGCCCGACCTTTGTGTTTTTTGGACTCTGTTGCGGTATGGCGAATTGCATCATTGAGTGATGTTAATACCACCGCGGACCACATGGCCCGAATGCGTGCAGCTTGTTCTGCGTTATCGGTCATCACCGGCCCCCCGCCAGAACGGCCCGCACACGGTCCATATCCAGGTCAGGCTGCAGCAGCAGCCGGACGGCCTCTGACAGGGCGTCACGCTGCTCTGTGAGCGCGTCCCGCTCGTCCAGCGCGGCCTCATGGTCCTCATCCTGCCAGCGTCGCAACTCGTCCAGTTCGTCCCAGACCCACGCCAGAGACGGCCAGCGTTCCCGGTGCTGTGACGTGCTGTCCGTGTTCAGGCGGGCCACTGCGGCCAGGCTGTCAAATCCGTTACGGGGCATCTGCATTACGTTCCTCCGGTTGTGCAGTTTACGAAATCTAGCGGGTCGTGCCAGTAACATCCAACACAGGTTCCTCTATAGTCAGTAGACCCTTTTGAAACAGGGACATGAAACCCGAGTTGTGTCGCATCAAATCTGATGTTTGTGCTTTTGCACCGATTGCAATGCGTTCTTTTAGCGTCGTTCACTGCCTTGGACAGAGGTTGAAATTCGTCACAATTCTCCACGGGTTTGAAGTTGTGCTTTCTCCCGTCCTTATGATCCATTTCCAAGTTGTTGCTTATCGCCAAAACGACGCAAAGTTTGTTCTTGTGATAATCGTAGACTTCGGGGGCAATGGTTCCATCAAAAGACAGTTCAGCCCAGCCTGCGGTCGCTACAGAAATGATACTTCCTTGCGGCCCCTTTCGTTTTACCAGTTTGTATTTTTTTGCCAATGACCCATCGTCTCGCGCCCAAGCGCTGCCGTTTCCGAAAGAAGGGAGTCCGTGCAGATGAAATTCCGAAACATTCAACGGGTCACTGTGCCCATGCTTGTCTGGTTGAACTGTTTTTTCAAACCTGTCGGCGTGACTACCTGTCTTGAATGTTATAGCCTTTGGGTTTTTATGAGCCATAACCGTATCCCTTCAAAGAGTCGAACATTATCTGCTGATCCAGAACGTCCACGCAGAAGTAACTAGAGCTGAACGTGATCTTGTTTTCGCTGTTGTCCTGGTTCATGAATTTCATCCGTTCTTCGAACATCAAGAGTTGGAGGGGGATGTTTCGGAACACCTGTTTTGGTGCAGCGTCGTTCAGCCATGTGTTACTCATTATGAGCGCGAAAGGTTTGCCCAACTCGATGGCGCGTTCAAAGATGCCGCGTTTGTTTGTAAACGGGGGGTTTGATACCATCACATCCCAATCCAGAGGGGCGTGCGTGTAGAAGTCTTGCCCCTCGTTGATATGTGAACGAACTACGTTGAAACCCTCAGACTCCAACACTTTGACAAAATTACTGGTTGCCTCATCAAACGGACACCATATCGTCTTTCCCTTGAATTTTTCCAAATGTGGCACCAACGCCCTCACGGCATATTCCGGCGTGTAGCATTCGTCGTTGTCACCGGCGTTGTAGAGCACCCCTGCATTGGCGCTGGATAGTTTGGCCCGGTCAGGTGGGATGATCTCAGGCACCACCGTAGGGTTGGACTTGTAGGCCCGCACAGCATCCTCGACCTTTTGCATTGTGGGGCGCTCGTGCTGTTCCGTCACCTGCCCCCAGACGTGCACGGCTTCGGCGTCGGAAAGCCGGGTCAGAGGTCTGATTTGAGCCTCATTCGATGGGAGGATTTTGTCCACAAAAGATCCGTTTTTGTGGACATTTTGTATTGCCTGAAAACGCTCTGCCGCTTCAATCATTTGGTAGGCACGAGACTTTTTCCAGCCCCATCGCTGATCTGCGTATTCCTCAAACGTGCCATATTTTTTCTTGTATAGCTTGTCGTCGCGTATCTCGCGCAGCAACAAACCGTTGTCATACCACGCTTTGAGGACGTTGGTTTCGATCTGTTCTTCCACCTTGTTAAGGCTTCTCTTGGCCATTTCGTATCCTTCCAATGTTAACCGCAATGCTTACATTGTATGGTGCGGGTGTGCAAGCAAAAAGCTGCTGCCCAGATAAACAACATATCTAAAAAGTCCGTCACACCTCATAAACCATTGATAAACTTAAACCTTTTTCAGTATTATCCGTTTTCTGCCCGGACCGTGACGCTTCCAAACCTGTGGCTATAGCGGGAAAGAATCATCGTCTATAATTTACAGTATTTATAAAACCTTACATTTCTTGCACGTAATGAAACACTTCAATATACCGTCACAGTTTGGGTACAACAGAATATATGTATATAAACCAAACACTTAACAGGTGTGACGCTTGAATTTTCATCCGGGCACAAGCCCAGACTATCCGGGCAGAGCCATAAAAAAGCCCCGCCACAATTTAATGAGGCGGGGCGTTATTTATAGACCTGGCATTTTAATTACTGTTGACCGCACCGGCCCGCCGTCACCCAGTCGTTGCGCTGCGTCATACAGCGCCATGATGCTTGCGGGGTCGGTGCCCGTATAGTCTGCGATATGATATAGGCGGCATCTGTTCGGTGCTTTGGGGAAGGTATTAAGCTCTGAACGCGACGTGTTGCACCGCGTAGTGTGCCTGTAGCCTATCTGTTCAAGCTGCCGTGCCAGATACGGGCCGCCTGGCACTTTGAGGTCTTCAGACTCCAGCAGGTCACGAACCGCATTGAGCGACACCCACCCGCCCCTGAAGCCTACAGCCCCTTCCGTCACAGCCGACCGGATCAGCCCCGCCGCCGCCCCGTCACCCGCGTGCATCGCCTCAGCGGTGCTGGACGTCACAGGCGCGCGGGACGGCGCCACATCAAGCGCCAGGTGGCCCAGATAGCCCCGCACCGCCTCGGCCCCACCTGCACCCCACCAGTCGTAGTAGGATCCCCACCAGTCGCCCGTGCCGCCTGTCCACCATTCAGGATAGAACGCCCGCGCGGCCTCGTCCTCGGTTTGTAGGGCTGAGATGAAATGTGCGTAGCGGCGTTCGCCCGGCGTGGCCAGCATGCAATGCAGGTGGTTCGTGGTGAAGATCCAGTTGGTGAAATTCTGCGCGTCGTAGGAGCCTTTCCCTTTGCCGTGAATGTGCGCGGCATCGTCGGTGATCCACGGCTTGATCTTTTCGGCCAGCACCGACAATTCGCGCTTGCTGTGGTCGCCTATCTCGTTCACCACGATCAGCGTCTTGCGGTCCATATAGCCATTGAAGTCTGTGGCTATCACGTCAGGTGATGGGTGCGCCACATTCTTGCGCCCGTGACAATACGCGACGGCTTGGGAAATTGTTCCCTTACCGCACCCCGGCGTGCCCTGCATCACCGGAGACCAGCGCAACATGACGCCGGGCCGCTGCACCAGATGCGCCAGAATTTGCAACAGCGTGTGCTGGTCGGCAGCGTCCGGGAAGTTTGACCGGATGACGTGCAGGAACGGATCAACCGCATCAGGCCCCACAGGCGCTGCGGGCGCGGTATGCCCTGGCTCGTAGACGTTCCGGATCTTGCGCCCCTTGTCGTCATAAAGATCAACGCCTGCCAGCGGGTCATAGCCTGTCGCGTGGTAACTGAGCGTGTCAGGATGCTCCCACCAGTAATCCGCCGCCAGCTTGGCCCGCGCGTTGCCTGATGACGGGTCCATAATCATGATCGGCGGCAGTTGCGCCATGGCGTCTCTGAATTGTGTGCGGGCCTGAGGCTGCATCCCACCCCTCGCATCCACCGCCACGGCCTGCCCGGCTTCATTTCGGACAATGAAATAATAATTCAACTCTGCGTATTCCGGCGTCTGTAACGCAATGGCACCCTTGGCCGCCAGAAAAGCCGTGATGGCACGCTTCACCGCCGCCTGCATTTTTACTTTGATGCCGTGCGGCTTGCATTCCTCGAGCACTGTGTCTCGATCAACCGGCGACAGTTGCGCCACCTCGTCGGCCAGCAACTCCGCGGCTGTAAGGGGATTTGATTGTATCTTGGCACAGATCAGATCGACCACTGACGCGGCTCGTGGCGCGCCGGGCATCCCCTGCCCCGGCGCGGTCGGCATCATACCGGCTGGAACGTGAGATGGCCCCGGCATATTCAGCAGGCGGTGTCGCGCCCCTATGGTTGCAACGTTCGCCCCGGCCCGCTTGGCGTGGTAGCCTATTGTTCCCATTCCCGATCCGCCATTTTTTCCGGGCGTGAAAGACGCAAACCGCTTGCTCAACTCTTTGGGGTCGTAATGCCTGCTACGGCTCGACCACGCATCTGCAACTTGTAACCCTTCGTCACTGCCCCCTGACACGTCTACGATGGCCGCAATGATGGTGTGCCAGTGCTTGTCACCCCCTTTATGATCCAATTCCAGATCAGGGCTGATATACGTGAGCAATTCCTCCATCTCGGCCAGACTGGACGGCGTGTCCCGGCGCGGCGCTGGCATCACAGGCGCTTCGACCGTCAGGCGCTTATAAAAATCACCTGCCCCGTCGGTTGATGTGTGAACCACACGGGACATATGCGTCGCGCTGCCGGGCTTCAGGTGCCAGAACCCCGGCAAGCGCATCACGCGCGGCAAGTCTTTGACGGCTGGATCACCGTCGAATTTCTTGATCAGCGCGTCCTGCAGCGGTGTGAATTGTTCAAGCGTCACGTCATTGACGAGCCAGTAAGCGTGCCATTTGCCCGGCGAACTTTCAACTTCGATGTGAGGCGTTTGCCATTCCCGGACAGGCTCAATCGGTGCGCCGTCAAGATCCAGCCAAAGCGCACGAACCCGTGTGATATTCTCAGCTTTGCGGCCCGTGCCGTCCGTTGCATTGATGGTGATAAACACACCAGCGCCACGGCTTTGCAGATCGGTCAGACTGTCGGCATGATCCGCAAGCGTGCCGTGAAACACCCGCGCCAGTCGGTTATCTTTCCGGGCCGAGTCGTCGTCAAACGTCTGGAATGTGAATGATGTTGCATCAGGATCAAGTAACCGCAGGAATGATTCGGCCTGCGCCAGATCTGGCGTCACGGCGTCTCACCATGCTCAAAGCGGGCGGATCGTGTTTCGATTGCTTTGAAATTGGTCATGGAAAGCCCTTATGTGGGCCAAGCCTTGCGCTGCATCGCGCGTCATGGTATCTAAGGCTCAGCGTTGTGACAGATGCACCCTACCGCCTTGCACCTCGCATGGCAAGCCCCGTCCCTTAAACCGGACGGGGCTTTACTTATCCAGCAGCGCCCGCACAGCCGCCCGCAGATCAGGCATCAGGAAATAATGCTTCACCGTCTCGGGGCTTGTTGGCGGCACGCACTTGCTGGCCACGTCCTGCCGCGACCATGAGTCCAGACATCCATCGGCTTTGCGCGTCAGGGAAACTGCGGCCCGGAGGATCACCTCGCGCCGACCTTCCGGCGACATTCTTACTCGTTTCATCTGTCAGACTCCTTTGCATTACTATTGCCAGTTATTGACCGTCTTGTCAAACGCCTTGATAAACAGCGCAGCGGCTTGTGGCACGATTGCATTGCCATACCCACGCAGCCGCATCACGCGTCGGGCTTCTTTGGTGCTTTGCGCAAGCGGGCTGGAAGCTGGCACGAAATCGCAGCCTTGCACCACGCCTCCGGGAAGCCTTGGAGCCACGCGCTGAACGCTGGATTTAACTGGCCGCCACTTTCCATCCCGGCAGAACAGCCAGTCAACATCGTCCCATCCGCCGTGATCCGTGCCGCTTGGGGATTGGCTGACAGCCACGCCACTCTGCCCAACAGCGCGTTCAACGGGACGTTGGTGC